GCACTGACATTGCCGGTTGTACTGAGTGTGCCAGCAGTGACATTACCAGATATAACAACACCTGTGGTTGTGAACACAGCAACGTTTGATGTACCGTTGATTGTTATGTTTGCATTGCCGTTGTTGGCCAGGGTAATGTTGGTATTGCCATTGATAATCTCTGGGCCAGCCCCGGCTATTACGTTGGTTAATTGGCTGCCATCACCAATGTAATAATTGGCTGTGACGTTGCCAGTTGCTGACAAAGCAGTGATATTGGCCTGGGCGGCATTTGGAACTTCTCTCCAAATTACAGATGACCCATTGTAATTTGCAAAACAATAATAGTAATATTCTGCGTCGTACGCAGTCATGCCTGCAACGTCGCCCACGCTGCCTGTTAACGCAACAGGAGGTACAGTTTGAATTCTGGAGTAAAGTTCTCCAAAATTGTTGTTTGTTTTGGTAAATGCGGTGCGTATGGGATCGCCTTGTCCGTCATTCGGAGCCGCACCTACATTGATAATTTCACGAGCCATATATTTGAGTCCTCTGGTAGTGTATTTACCAGATCACTCACGCTCGGTGTTTTGCGTTAACTCGGACTAAAACTGCTGCCGCAGCCGCAAGTTGACACTGCTTGCGGGTTATTAATAGCAAAACTACTGCCCATTGCGCCTTCTTCGTAGCGTATGCTGGAGCCTTGAAGGTATTGCCAACTCATTGAGTCAACCAGCACTTTCACTGTGTCGTATTCAAAGTCCATGTCGTCTTCGTTTTGCACTTCATCCAGCGTAAACCCGTAACTAAATCCAGAACAGCCACCTCCCTGCACAAATACACGTAGTTTAATGTCAGGATTGTTTTCTTCTGCTAGTATGTCTTTGAGTTTTACAACTGCACTGGGTTCTAATATCATTATAGTCTTTCGTTACAAACATCCCAGTCAATAATTTTCCATATATTGTCCAGGTATTTTTCTTTGTCCCATTGGTAGTCCAGGGCCCATACATGTTCCCACCAATCAATAAGTACGCATATATCTGTACGCACAGCATGGTTGGGAATTGTTTTGATTGTGCCGGTGGTACTGAGATAAACCCATCCGGATCCTTGGATTTTCATTGCAGTTTCTTTGACTGCTTGTTTAAAGTCTTCGTATGTTTTAAAGTGTTCTTCTATCAGTGCCAGTACTGCACCGCGTGGTCTGTTGGCACCCTTAGGAGCTCGGAGTTGGGGGAAAAACTTATTGTGCAGGAAACTGCCAGCACGATTAAAATCCGCATTGCCTTCGCCTGCATTGTAACGCCGGGCATACCCTTTGGCCAAATGTCCATAATGGTATTCTAAACTTTCTTTGCTCAGTACTGGCTCAAGGTCTTTCTCACCGTAAGGCAGTGGTGTAGTTTCCAGTTTGGCTGGTCGAGTGCTTGCTTCGATTAGATCAATTTGTTCACGCATAAGGATATTTATACAGTTAACACTTGATCATACTTGTCTTGCCAAAGAACACAGGCAGCCAAGTGAGCATCCTCGAGTGGATGTAGCCCAGGATCGGTTACACTAAATCCATGTTTATAACTCCAATCTAGAAAAGTTAATCCTTCAAAAGTTTGCAAAGGTTCTTTGGTAAGATCTTGTAAGGTTTTAACATAGTCTGGAGCATGCCAAGTTGTGTCCCACATTTCGGCATCCATATATGTTTGTATACTAGGAACATCAATGTGTTTTAAAAATTGTTGTGTAGAGTAAATGGTTTGTAGAGTTCTAAACTTGTCCCACAATGTACTGTGTCCAGGATACTTTCCGTAGAATTCTAAAATCTTTTCAGCATCTTCTGATCCAACCAATGGTGCTAACTTTGACGGGACACAGCTTAGTCCCAGTGTAGTCCATGTTTCCTGCTGTGGAATATAAAAATCCCACCGAGCACCCCATGTCCAATTAATTACAGCCAACACATTGTCACTGGAATTATTTGAAAAATATGTTAAAATTTGACGACTAATATTTTCGTTACCACAGCCCGGCACAGCGGTAGTTTCATAATCAACGCCTAATTTCCGTGCTGCCAGGCCAATCCAACTTTGTTGTCCATCATTATTATTGGCAAGTTCGCTGCCAAAGACAAAGCTATCTCCAAAGCCAAATATTTTTGTTTTCATGCCTGTGCCTTATATAAAGTTAAATGATTTTTCTGTCTAATTTGATCCAACGTTTGATTGTAAGATTGGCTACAATCCCAAAGTATTGAATTAAATTTAGCAGACTTAATTTGATTAATTAGACCTGTTAACATGTTTATTTACATCCTAAAGAATATAACTTCTCACAGCTTCTAGTTCGGGTATGTAATCTGCCAACTTGGTGCCACGAGCATGATCCAACTGATCATTATACATAAAAAAATCTCGTAGATTTTCAATATTGCAAACTGGGTTGTTTGTATAGTAATTGTAAATGCTGTCTATTCCGCTTTTGCAACTTTTACCGTTTGAATGATAAATGGAGGTTTGCATACATTTTTTCATGGATTCAATCACTAGGTCTTTATTAGGGTGATTAAATGCCGACTGCCAATCCAAGTAATTGATTTGAAGATAGATGGCCGTAAACGGAAATTCACGATCTAAAAATTCAAACAGCAGGTGTAAATTAGTTACATTGTAAATGCCTGGCACAGTATTAATGCTAACAAAATGTCCACGAGATTCCATCATGTGAGCATTTTCTATAACTTTTTCCCAACGAGATCCCGACCTCCAGTAGTTATTGATTTTTGAAAATCCGTCTATACTAAAACTAAAATTGGTGTTGGAAAAATGTGAAACTGTTTCTAAAAATTCTTGGGAAAATTTTACACCATTTGTACACATTGTAAGAAAAAAATCTGTTCGATTTTTTGCTATACAGCGTTTCATAAACTCCAAAACTTCTGGCATGATTGTGGGTTCACCACCTTGGAAATACACTTCACTTTTTTTATCTAATTTGTCAATATCAATTGAATCAATTTTTGCAGAGCTTGAAATCCAGGATAATGGGCCAGGAGTTACAATATTAAATTTTTTTAATTCTTTTCCAATTGGCTCACTAAGTGCCGGTTGGCAACCTCTGCATTTAATGTTACAGTTGTTTCCGGTGTGCATTTCATAAAAATGAGGATGATCTATTTGTTTTAAATCTTCAATTGTTTCTAAATTTAATTGTGTAACCCAATCTAAGGTTTCAAATTGTCTATAACTTTCGATGCCTTGATCTTCGTATGAGTAACACGTGGTACAACGGTCTGGTAACTTTTCACCCTGTAACATTTTGTTTCGAATTTGCGCATAGTTAACATCAGTTTTCCAATCTTTGAGTTGATCGCTTGGTGCAACTGATCCGTTATCACGTGAACATAATTTTAATTGTTTTCCATTATCATAACGATTGATCCAGGGATATATGCAAAAACTTTTATTTTTATTGTAAACCAGGTCAGTCCAATAAGAAATTTTCTTTACGCTGTTGTTGTCTCTGAATACTGTTTGGTAATTTAGTTTTTCTAAATCAACCATTAACTTAAATGTGGCCTGGAAACATTTCCAATGACTCCATTGGTCCGAAGCCTGATCGAGCATGACAATAACATTGAATTTTTCAGCAAATTTAATTAATTTGCCACGAGGAATATCCACTATGGTTGTGTGATAATATCCAGGTTTTTGCGGATCAAATGCAGAATCTAACACCAATCCATGATTGACACTAGCGTGTTGCTTTGCTAAGTTTGACACTTGTTGATCTGTGGATTCGTCATTGTTGCCAAGAAACAATACTTTAGCGCCGGGTTCAAAAGAATTCATAATTATTTCCTACGTGTAATACGTCCCCGAGTTAGATCGTAAGGTGTAAATTCAATTTCCACACGATCCCCTAGTAACACTTTGATATTGTTGGTTCGCATGCGCCCACTCAAGTGTCCTAGCACTGTGGTATCTAAACTGTCTAATTTAATTCTAAACATGGCAGCTGGTAAAATCTCCTCCACCCGGCCTTCCATGTTGATTGTTTCTTCTTTTGCCATAAGCAATTACTTATTCAAAACTCAGCTCTGCGCTAATCTTCTTCAGCCGGTCCATTCGGAAACTGCGCCATGCTCCGGCGTCCAGATCATACACTTTGATCACAGCAGGATCGGGTTCTTTTGGTTGCTTTCGGGGTTTAGTGGATTCTGTTACAAGCCCGTCTACACGTCCCACAATAGAAGCACTGTGTGATATAACAGCCATTGGGGGTTTTTCCGGAATCAAATCCCAATGCAGTGTGCATCGCATGGTGCGATCTGTACCATCTGCTTTGGTAAAGGTCACTGTGATAGGTTGTTTTTCCAACAAACTCCTGACCCAGTCACGCATGACATGTCGGTTTGTGTCATCTGCTTCTTGATACTGTGTGCCTGGTGCTCCTTTGAGCAGTCGTATCACTTCCTGTTGTTCCCATTTCATCATCAACTCCATTTTAAATTAAACCACGTTGCCCACTTGTTGTCATAAAATCTAAACTCAACATAGCCTGGAACATCTCCTGTCATGTTGTCCCATCTAGGCTGATAATACGCAAAATCAAAATCTGTTCCTTGTTGTAGTCCTTGCCGCCTGAGATCATTGACAATCAACAACATTTCATCCACACGTTTGTTGTGCAGTTTTACTATGTTCACAACCAGGTCAGCTTAAACACAGCTAAATCTTGCTCATCCTCAAAGCAAACTTTATACTTGTTAGATTTGGTAAGTTTATCATAGGCTAGGGTTTTGAAGTCTTCGTCATGCCCACCCCAGACCATGTTCCATCTGCCTTCGGGATTGTTGAATGGTTCCCAGGCCTGGCCAAACTGTCGTTCACACCATTGGGAAACCTGCAGTCGGGTGTTCATGTCAATCAGGGTTTCATGCACCAAGTTGTTAAGTGATGCTGGATGTACAGATTGGACCATTAGCCTCTCCTCATTGTGGCAATGTCATGTGCCTCTTCGTTACTAAAGATAGGCACTGCATTGGATTTGTGCATGGTGCCAATACCAAGAACTTTTGTGCCTGTGTACACTTTGTGAACAGGTGCAGTTGAAGAACCCGGGGTCACACGGCTGGGAATGTTGTGAGTGTTTGTGCGACCAACAGGTGTGCTCAATTTGTAGTTCAATGGTTCTGCCGCAAGCGCACGTTGGCGCCGCTTTTCGTCAGCATCCAGTTCCCACTTAGCCTGTAGCTCTTTCCAGGACGCATCAAGCTCACGTGCTTTACGTGCTTCTTCTGCGTTGCGGAATTTGACTTTGCCCTTTTTCTTGCCGTTGTAGGAAAGTGCAGGATGTTCGAGATGCATGCTCATTGTAAGTTCCTTGGTTCATCATTGATTGCTCGTTCAAGTGCAACACGCTCTTCGTCAGTCAAGCTATCCCAGTCTATAGGCCGGCTCTGTGCTTCAAGTTCTTCTGGCGTCATGTTGGCAAACATTTCTGTAATTTCTTTCATCACAGCATCCAGTTCGGCCTGATCCTCTACGTCAAGGCTGTCAAACGCACCGGGCGCAAATTCTACCTTCATTGGTTTTTTAGGATCTGTCATAGTTGAACTCTGTTAATCATGCTGTATTATAGCACAAGAAGAATTAGCAGTCAACTAGCATTCTGCTACGCCGGAAAACTTGATTTCGGGCAGGCGTTCTCTTGGTATGCACAGCATGTTTTGGTAATCCACCTGGAAAAAGGCATAATCTGGCACTCCAGCCAAACTAGCCTTGATTGGTTCCTTGCCGCTGATAAAAAACTCTACCCAAATGTATGGACGGTGTTGCTGAATAGTTTTGAGCCCACCTGCCAGTGCGGCACACTCGTACCCTTCTACATCTAACTTGACAAAGTCCAAGCGTTCCAATTCCAAACTGTCAATTGTTTTAACTTCAACAGGTGTGCCTGTACCAGTGGCGCTGATCTGTACAGTTCCAAAGTCCTGCGGAGTTCCGTAATCAATGTCCGGCACAATTGCTGTGCCAGGTACAGCACCAAGCCCGGCCTGTTGTAAATCACAAAAGTCAATGTCGTTTAGAGCCAAGCTGCCAGACAGCGCACGGAACAGAGTCAGTTGCGGTTCAAAACTGATGATCTGTTGACCACGTCCACGTATTCTATTGGCCACAGGAATGGTAAAGAACCCTGCATTGGCGCCGCCGTCAATGATCACCGCACCTTCTTTTAAGGTATCGATCAACGCAAAGATGTTGTTGAGTTCGCCTTCGATATGTGTGGCACCTGTTTTGATCAGGGCCTCAGCTTGAAAGGCACAATGGCGGTTCACAATAAACCGACCATGTATGCTGTCTATCACTACAAAATTTGCTATGCTCATTTAAACAAGATCAATGCCATCAGCACAGCTTGGATGATAAAACCTGTGCCAATTGTCACAATGTTTAAGATGTCTTTGAGAATCACAGCACGGAAAAACAACAGAACCAATCCTGCCCAGGCAAACAGCACAATGTCCAAGTTGGGTGTGCGATCACTCAGCCCGGTCATCAGGGCCAGCAGGGTAGGTATAGTTGCGGCATGCACCACAATGGCTGCCAACCAGCCCAGAGTTTCTGCAGAGATTTTGGTAAAGGTAGTTGAAAGAAAGTTACGAATTGCATCTAGGTTCATGTGCGTTCTCCATAGAAAATATGACGGCCGATTTTTTCAATTTTAGGATGTTTCCATCCAGGGTTTACATAGTCAGCATGATAGTAAAGTGCATTATGCAGACTGGGTAATCTAAATCCTTCTAACAGAACCTTTTTGGCCACTTCTTCACTTTCCAACCACATGGGTTTGTGTATGGCTTTTACTTTGTGGTTGCCTTCGCAATACCAACTAAATTGGCAAACTACTCGTTCGTAAAACACATTCTTTTGGTGCACCACTCCGCAGACTGAATTGGCAAATTTGCCCGACTGCATGCGATTCAATGTGACCTGGGCCACTGCTACTTTGCCCACAAACGGCTCTGAGGCAGCTTCCCAATAGATGTTGCGTGTTAGACATTCCAGTTGTTTGGTCTGTTCCGCGGCAGTGACATAGCCAGGTGGCATAAAGTTTTGTGCATTTCGTAGTCCGTCCAGGCGTGCATTGCAAACTGCTATTACTGCAACAGCCACTGCCACAAATCCCAGGGTCTTTACTGCTCGCGAGAGCCAGGGTACAAGGTCGATATTTTTAAAAGTTAATATGGTGTTCATAGGCTTTTACTTACTCAGAAGGGTTGAGATCCCCGGAAGACCGGGCTGAAACAAAACATTTTTGCCGTTAACTGCGCGGTTTACTGGGTGTTTTAGTTTTTAGTGTTTTCCACATTTCAGACTTGGTCTTGAGCTCTTGCTCAAGTTGTCGATAGCAGTCACCTAACTCTCGAAGTTGGTCCCACTCTGCTTCAAGTTCAGGATTGATGTCTAACATATTAAGTCGCTCGCCAATGGCGTTGATCTTGTCCATTAGGCTCACACCATTCACCACAATGTCAGCATCGTCGCCACGCAGATCTATTGTGCCACTGGTATTAATTGATGTGCCTACAGTCAGGTTAGGAGACATACTAATAGGAGACATACCTGTGTCATAGGTGTATCTTCCGGTATGAGACTGGCTTATAATAGTGTCTGATAAACTACTATAATCAAATGTACTGCTCAAGTTCAGTGAACTCAGATCAATGGTATCAGTTGTCAACACATTGTCAGACGATCCGCTACCGGTAATGGTAATGGTGTCAGTACCATAGTCCCAGAGATCTATTTGCTTTTTGTCAGAGTCCATGTGCCGTCCTTATTGTCAGTCCATTCAAGCGTGTCGCCGACTTGCCACCCAAGTTCGGCACAGAATTCTTCTCCCAGATCCAGTAATAATTCTCCTGGATTTTCCGGATCTTCAATCACTTTCAAAGTCCGCGTAAGCATTGTGTTACTTGGCAGCAGTGGCCAGGGCTTCTTTTTCTGCTGTGATTTCTTTGCGGCGTTCTTTGATGCCTTTGCTCATTTCCTGCAATGCTTTGCGGGCACGGGCGGCAGCGGCCTTAACACCCTTGGCAGTAAACTTCTCGTTTTCAGCGAGGTAAGATTCATAAGCGGCTACGATTTGTTCATGTTGTGTCATATTTGTTCCTTAAAAAGTTATAACGTGTTTACTTAACACTGTGTACAGTATACAGCATTTTTTTCTGTGTGTCAACTAATCTAAGTAGATATGTCGCCGATTCCAGCAGTCCCAAACTGTAAGGTTGCTCATGCTGTGAGTCCAAGAAATTACAAAAAGGTTCAAGGTGTTTTGATCGTAAATTTGGAGACGATGCTCCTCAACTCGGGCACTCGCATTTGGTTTGGAGTTTACCCATTTAGTGAGTTTGCTTTTGGCATCATCATCTCTCAGTGCTATGATATAAAGTGCGGTATTGCTTTTGTAGGAGGGTACGGTCATCAATGTAGTGTTTGGCTCAAGTCTCTGCCCGACTGAATGTCGTTCATATACTTAGCAAAGTCAGCATCTAATCCCAATACCTTGTCATCAAACCCTGCGGCCACGGTATCTGGCACTCCCAGTATGCGCAACAGCCCGCCCATGTGAACGTCTCGTAATCCGTATTCATAAAGTACATACATTAAACTCAGCACATGTGCTCGGATGTCTTCATCTAGTTTTTCGTCTTCTAGCATAGTATTAGTTATAACACTTAATAAAAAAAGCGGCCGGAGCCGCTTTGTTTTGTGCCCAAGTTGTTTAGACTTTGGCAGCTTCTACCAACTGCTCAGCAGTCACAGTGCTCTTGGCCTTGGAAGGTTTGGCACTCTTGGCAGAGATCTTAACTTCGCCTTTTTTAGCGACTCGGGTTTTCTCAGCCAATTTGTTAGCCACAGCGTAACTGGCGTCACCTGTGTAGCCCTGTGTGTCCTGCAAGAACTGCAGAGCCTGCAGTTTTGTCATGGGCGAGGGCAGTTCTACCAAGTTAATGGCAGTGCATTTGGCCTTGTTGAGGATCTTGATGCGAGCCACCAAGTCGTTAGCAAAACGAGCCTTTGTTGTACCATCAGCGTTAGTTGCGGTACCTGCTACTGTAAAGAGTTTTTCTGTCATAATGTTGCCTTTTAAAGTTGCCTATCTAAGTTTAAAAAAATGTTGTGCCTTACTGCTCAACATATACATATTGTAGTTGATCTTGTTTAGATTGTCAACCACAAAGTGTATTCTGGTTTGCCAAAATCACTTGGCCAATTCTTGACTTTGGGTTTGGATAGTTTGGACGCCACGGTCCAACATACGAGCAATGCCTGAGAAGCCCACACTTGCCACTACCAAACCCAAAACGAATCCTATAACGAATCTCATGATACATTCACTTTCTGTTTACGTGGAGAAAACTCTTTGGAAACGTAATACACCAACAGAGATTTTTGGATCATTGCAACCAAGTCGCCACCACTGCTGTCGCCTGGCACTGCAAAACGAACCGGGCACTTGCTCCATGTGCGATTTTTTTGGAACTCAGAAAACCATTTGCGATGTTGATGATTTGCACTGTCAAAACAAATGGTGGGCCTCATGTGTAGGTCTAAAATCATTTAAATCCTTTTTAATTTCTATACAAGTATTATAACAAATTAGAGTTTATTGGTCAACCAAACCCACAGCATTTTTAATTTCGTAGCGAGCAATCTTCTCGTCAAAGTACATGCGAGTTCCTTCCATGTAAGGACTTGCTACCACAATCTCGCCTAGTTCTACTGCAAGAGCCTGCGTGAAGCGAGTGAGAATGGCATGAGTGTCTTCCATCTGATCCAAGGGATCTCGGTCCAGAATTGCCTGGCAATCGTTAATGAGTTTTTGTATGTTTTTGTGCATCATATCAATTGCTCCAGAATGCTTCGCTGTCAACTCGGCAAGCCCAAGGTGTGTCAGCATCAATTTCTACAGCCTTGCCTGTCATCATGTTGCGAACAGTGATTCGAGGTGCGGTGTAGGTTGCACGAGCCACAATGTTCAGTTGGCTTTCGTTCCAACCTGCTTTGCGGCAAAGACGTGTTCGAGTTGCCTTGGCCGCACCAAAAGTTTTGTATGCACGGGTTTTATTGGGACCGTCTGTGACGATTAATCCGGTACCTTTGGCTACGATTACGTATGACATTTTTGAACTCCTTTTTACTTACTATACTTCTATTATAGCAAAATGGGAATATTTGGTCAACCGTTTTAGTCTACCTGTATGTCGGCTATTTTTCCGGCTCTAAACACAAAGTACATGTTAATACTTTGGTAGTACACCCAAATGCACTCATTTCCCGGTGCCATTGTATAGTGTAAATCAGGGTATTTTTGCTCCATGTAGTCTGCTACCTGGAGAACTTCAAACTCGTTTAGGAGTTCGGGACGGGATAATGTTGCATTTTTCATACTCTAATTATAGCAAAATGGCAATAATTGGTCAACCGAAATAGTGTTGTTTTTATACAACACTCAGTTTGACAATGTCAGCAAAGGTGTTTTCAACTTCCCACTCGACCCAATTTTGTATGCTCTCAAATGGGACAGTTTCATCCACCCATTCGTAAACATAGTCATTGTGCCCGGCAACTAGATAATCTCTAAATGCTGTTTTGAGACGATGCTCTAGTTCGCGTATTTGACGCTCGGGCCCGTGCCATACTCCAGCCCACCGGATAGCATGGCCCACATGACCTTCATACCCATTTTGTCTAGAATCCAAATTGGTAGTGATACCAAAACAGGTACGAGAAATTACAGCGTCAGTGTCATCATCCACAAAGCGATGACGCCAGAGATAGAAATGATGCAGATCAGAGAGATTTGTATTCATTGTAGTTCTTGATTGTTGGCAATGGTAAGGTTCCGCCGCGTTTCATGTAATCTTTGTGCCAAATTGGCAACAGGCAAGCATCAGACCATCCGCCAAACATTCTCTTGTATCGTGTTTTGCAATCTTGGTGGAATGCCTTAGGAGAACCATAACGTTTCATGTGTTGGTAAAACTCCAACTCGTGTTCTTTGGTAATTTCTATGTCCTGTTCACGACACAGTGTGGCAAAGCGTCCAAATGTAATTAGATAGCCACCATCCACACCTTTTTCACTGGCATAGTATTTGTTGTGCCAGGCCAGCACCCAATCCAAATCTTCCTTGCTTACATCAAAGTTATCGGTGCCATGTCCTGCCAGTTTCAACATGCTACTGATGTGAGTAATCATGCCCGGCTTGGCTTTTTGCCCTCGTGCTTCCAGTCCCGGTGCCGCAAACATGTTGTGAGTTTGCAATATATTTTGTATTTCATTGGCCTGCAGATCTTCAGTCAAGGTGCTGTTGTAAAGACGCACACCATTGACCATACTGCGGTAGATGTAAAATAGATCTGGTTCTTTGCGTCCCTTGTAGTTGATACAACGGAAACCAAGATTGCCCACTGCTTCACCTACCAAGTCAGACCCAGGTACTCGAAGGTCGTCATCCACAACTTTACATTGTATCAGTGTGTCTGGAGAGATCAACCCAAAATGCATCATCAAGGCAAAGGCAGTACCACTTTGCTGGCCCTCCCAGGCACTGTATCGCCCAGTTTCTTTGATGTAAATTACATTGAGTGGTTGCATGATTCTGGGATCAAACAACTCAATGATATTTTTGCCAATGTGTGGAATTTCCAACAGGCGCTGAATGTCAATGTTGATATCAACCAGGCTGGCAGGCTGTAATTCAAGCCGACCAAAGTGTTCTTGTGTGTACTGCTCGCCTTGCAGTCGTTCTCGAAGATTTTCTATAGCCTCTTGTATGTCATCTTCATTGGCAATGGCCATAGCCCGAGATACCAGTGGATCATAGATATTGCCAGTTGACACCATTGGTGTTTGAACTGCTTTGGGCACAGGTGCAAACGGATTCACCATTAGATTAGACACAATGGGTCGAGCCATAATTTTTACTCCAAAAAGTTAAAGACAAACAAGTATAACAGGTTATGGGTTATTGGTCAAGTAAATTCAAGTACATTAGATATCAAAGTTGTATTATCAATTCTTGTTTTCATTTTTTCAAACATAGACGGATCGCGTTCAACTAAGATGCAATGTCTATTTCGGTTATTACAAGCAACACCAGTGGAACCGCTTCCTGCAAATGTATCTAATACTGTATCTCCTTGGTTGCTTAACAATTCAATGAAGTATTCTAATATTTCTGTAGGTTTTTGGGTAGGATGTATTTTTCCCTTACCTAGTCCACCACTATACGTTATAGTATTTGGAATAATACATTGTATTAATCCTTCGTCGCTTTTCTTTCGATCTGCTAGCATTCGAGTTGCTTCTTTTTTTGCCTCATCAAAAACCTTGTCAAGATTGTCAAGATTATCTGCGTCTTTAATCATTTTATAAACAATACTACTAACCTTGTCTGCTGATGCGTATCGTTCAACAATTGAACCTTTAGTAGTATCTGCATTAAAAGTTCTAGAGCCCTTTGGTTTAATACCAAATAACACATACTCGCAGGCACTCACCGGATTAACCTGGCGATTAAACGGAACTGCCGCAGGCTTTTTCCAGGTCCAAACACGTTTGGGCTCAAACCCTGCGTTCTCCATTGCAGTCCAAAGATAACTTACATATTGGTCGCTAATGAATATGGCAAAACTACCACCTTTGCGGATTTTTTTAAACCAGACATTAGCCCAGCCGTTAATTTGTTGCAGGAATTCGTCGTGCCCCACATCATCCCAATCTTGTTCAAAACTTTCGCTAAACTTTTGATTGTGAATAGTTGTTTTATTTTTACCAGTTTCTTTGTCAATCCAAACTGGCTGAGCACCATCTTCACTAATATTATATGGTGGGTCTGTCAACAGTAGGTCAATTGAACCATCTGCAATTTGATCAGACACGGTTAACATGTCGCCGTTAATTGTTGTAATCATTTCGTTTCCGATACTCTAATACTAGGCCAATTGGCCCACGCTCCGCCTGCATTACTATGATAGTGTGTAATCCAGGTATCAACATCTTTAAAAAATATTTCAGTTGTTTTAATATTTACGCTATCAATACTTATGTTAACAAACTTTTCAGTTGAAAACAACGGTTTCATTACACTACTAACTTCAGTAATAGTTTTTTTATCTACTTGCCCCCATCGAGTCATAAGTGTGATAATCGAAAACCAAATTGGATTAAGACTGTACTCTTGTTCCCAACGTCGACGCCAATCGACTGCTTGATTTTTCTTTGGTACCCCGACTCTAGGAAATAAGTCTCCATTTAACAACTGATAAAATTTATCATATGACCCAGGAACTCTAATAAATTTTTCTAAATCTTGAACTGTTGTTCCTCCAATTAGCAAGACAATTTCATTAATCCACGGGCAAATCTTTGCTGCATATTTAAAATAATCTTCCCTATTATGTTTAGCGTGTGCTAATAAAAAGTTAGAAATATCAGACTGTCCAGTCAACCCTGTTAGATACTTTACTAGATTAAGTTTGCCACCACCTTGAGGCCCTTTTACGCTGATAATCTTACCGTCTCTCCAGTAGTCTACAACAATTTCGTTTGACTTTATTGGAAACTTGATTTCGTTTTTTGCTACCCCAGCAAACAGATCTTGATACGCACAAAGAACTTCTCCAAAGTCGCAGATAATTGAATTTAAGTCTTTTGATTTCATTTTAAGAAAATCTGCAGACAGTGGTGCGGCAGTTTCAACATTGAGTAAAAGACTAACAACCGCATCAAACAGTTTAGTATCAATGCCACATTCAACCGTTAATCCGTTAATAATATCTTGACGGAATTGAGTAATAGCACCTGGTGAATATACCTTGCCACCAAGACCGATATTGTCAGGAGAGAATGCCTTGCGTGGTTTTTCTGTAGCCATTGCTTTAAGCAAAGTAGAATAGTGTGTTCCATTCCAGAAAACTAAAAACCCACAATTTTTGTATTTTGTTCCGCCACTGGCGACGGAAGCCTTTATAACTGTTCCATTTAATGGAGCAATAAGTTTTTCAAGTTTTTGTTGCGAATCAATAGCAGAAGATTTTGTAAAAATCAAACGTTTTCCGTTGGTTAATGGAGCATCAAATCTTTTTTTGCTGTCAACTTGTTCGTCTAATTCGGCTGCCAAACTGGGATATTCCTTGCAAAAGATTTTTTTAAATAATTTTTTATTTGTCATTGTAAATCTTCATGTTCCTGTATAAATTTCAAACTATACAAGTATTATAACAAAAGGGAAATTAAAAGTCAAACAAAATCATAAGCATATTCGCCATTGATAGGACCGTTGATTTGAACTTTTCCCACTCCAAATTTACGGCTCAATGTGTGGAAAATACTGCGAGCAGTTTCTTCTGAACAGGCGGCAAACAATGTGCCAGTATCACTAAAAAATCCAGCGTGTTCGTTGTCGTTTAACAACGGACGAACCAAATAGCTAACGTCGCTTTCAAATTCTTGTTGATTCATTTTGGGACACCTTTTTAGTTTCTATACAAGTATTATAGCAAAATGGGAATATCGGGTCAACCAAAAAAATGTGGCTAAAAAGCCACACTTTAGTGCTTAATTTTTAAGCAATTTTGACTATTTCTTATCCCGTATCCGGTTAATCAAATCCTTGGTAGTGTCATCTACTGGCACATCAGTTTCCATGTGTGGGGCTCGCATGATCCTGATGCCGACTCCTTTGGTTTTGATATTCTCTGCTGCCTCTCGATCCATTCCTTCTGCCACAAGATCTTCAATGACCTCTTGAGGTAAACCAACAGGCGCAGTATTGCCACTACTCACAATAAAGACCCTGCCGTCTTCTTTTTCGACAATTCTTTCTATTTTGTTTTTCATTCAGCACTCCACAAATCAATACAATACACCTTGGCCAGAGCCTTGGTCAGGGTCCTGTGTGCTTCTTGTGCGGCAAGGAATCCGTCATCGTACCCTTCCTTGTAGATGGGATGGTTGTCAAGTTTGGCTTGATCTTCTTTTAGGCTTTCAAGCAAAGCACGTAGCTTTCCCTGGCCGCCAGGCGGTTGGTTGTTGTAGTCCATTTTGTAATTTCCTAGTAGAAATTGCTGATCTGCCGTTGCCAATGTACAGACCGATTCTGCCATTAGCTACCATTGATACTATCGCTGGACTCGCTGTGTGTTCGCTTCCAGCATTGCACTGGGGGCCGGCGAGTGACTCCGATCAACCTGGAGTAAATTTATTATACGCTATATGCCGAAAGTAGTCGATGACTTTGGCAAAGTTGATTATACGATTGCGGCTTTTTGGATGGCACGATCACTGTAAAACACAGTACCAAGTTCACGTATGGTGTCTGCGGCTGTCTGCGGTGACGCTTCAAACATGTCACGGATATCCGCCTCAGTGATGCCGTCAGTGGCTGTCACAAAGTAGATTTCGTAGTGGCGTTGTGGATTGAACTGTGCTCTAAGTCGTAGGTGATAGGGATTGGCCAGGGCACGGCGTGGGCTTTGTTTGCCTCTAAGGCTTTCCACAATCATTCGTTGATCGTCTGCTGTGATGTCGCCAATGTATTCAAGGCCGTTGCAGTCCCACATGATCACAAATTGATGATTCATTTTACTTGAGCAATAACGGCACGGGCTTGGGCAAGGTCATCCACTTCGTCCAGTAGATCATACACCAACATTAATTTTAACAGATCCACTTCTCTCTGATCATAGTCATCAAGATTGAGGTACCATTCTTGAAATTCTTCAGCAGTATCTATCTGCCACATGCATTCAAGTAGATCTTTTTGGTAATATGTAAGTCCATTAATGGTTGGCATGCTAACACCTTTATATGATTGCTTGTAGTATAAAAAACTTCGCTGTGCGTGTCAACCGTTTAATCTTGGAGCCATGTCTTTATAACTTACTACCCCTGAAGAAACTGCCCCAACAGCAACTTGTTTAAAAACATTTTCGCGGCCACGAGTTCTATAATAAGATGCCTTTTGCTTGCTAGTTAAGTAAGCAACTCTCATTTCAAGAGCCCCGGTATCTGTAGCAGAATTCCCATATTTGGTTTCTGCTAAAAACGATAGAGTTTTTTTATAAGGTTGACCACGCCAGTTCTGTATTGGCCCTAAGATTAATTTTAAAGACTCAAATAATTCTTTGTCTTCACCACTGTTCCAGGTGTATAAGTGTTTCCTTGCCATAATAATTTCCTTTGGTTAATACCCTAGCAGTAAGGGCGGATTAAAAATATATTGAAGTAGTATCAATATGTTAGTAGTATAGCACCAATCTAAGGTCTTGTCAACCCATCAGGCAAACTTCATGGTAAATGCCAAATAGTCCAATTCGGAGTCAAAGTAGAATATGTAGCTGCCGGGCATGCGATCCGAACTGGTTCGTATTACTTGCCAACGCCATTCGTCTAAAAGTTCGTTTTTGGCCCAGTCAATTACCGAATCAAGAGATCCAAAAGGTTTGGATATGTTGATACTGTACCGAAAACTGTCGGCGTCTCGAATTTCAAAACTAAAAGTCTTAGGCCGCTTGGTCAGCGTAGTTTTCATATGCAACCGCCTTTAACACGTCGCTGGGTATATTCCAGTATCTATAACTGTCGGCAATGTTGGCAACATAACTGCTGCCAGGTGATCCTGATCGATTAGTTGGTGTCATTTCATAAAAGAAAAAATCCCTATCTCCTTGATACCAGTCTCGCTTGACGTAGTAGGTTGGAAAGCCTTCGTATGCATCCAAAGCGTATTCACAATCTTCAGTGATTTCCCACAGTACACCTGGTACATAACAGCCGGCTTTGGGCACAATGGTGGCATGGTTATAAAATTCCAATTTCCAATCTAGCAAATCGAATTGGCACAACGGAACTGCCGCAGGGCAACGATACTTCATTGAAGCCGGGTGCATGTTGGCGCCATAGGCAAAGTATATTGATTTCATAGCGTACTTAGGGTGGTGTTGTATCGGGTCATGTCAGCACAGGTGTACTTTTGATAGGAGTCTTTCAAGATGTCCGGCATGGGAACAGTTGTAACAGGAACTCCGAACTCTTCGGCCACTGCCATAAAACTTCGTGGCTGACCTGTGCCCACATTCCATATGCCACTTTCTTTCACTGTCAAAAACTTCAAGTGCGTGTCAACAATTTTACTTACAGGCACAAAATCACGTAGGAATCGATCACTGCCTTCAAACACTTGAATACGGCCGGTCTCTTTTGCTTGACGTTTGAACTGTGCATACGGGCTGGCTTGTGAGCCTTTGTGCTCTTCACCTTCGGGTCCGTACACATTGAAGTAACGAAAAATCTGCGCACGTGGACCCATTGGATGTCTCTGTATATAACGTTCAGTTAGATACTTGCTCCAGGCATACGGAGTGCGTGGGTCCAGTTCAGCATCTTCTCTGAATGTACTGACCAAGCCATAAACACTGGCGCTACTGGCATACTGAAAGTTCACGCCAAAAGTATGACATGCTTGATACAGTTGCTGAGTAAAGTCCACATTCTGTTGCATGACTTTTTCAATGTTCCGCTCAGTAGTTGAACTGATGGCACCCATATGGATCACCCAATCCTGCTCCATCACAGATGGCAGTATCTCGCCCCAGTCGTAAACAGAGACATGATGACCATGTGCCTCTAGTGCCCGAAACATATGGCTGCCGATAAAGCCCTTATAACCTGTAAGTAGTATTTTCATAGTTAGTGGTGGAAATTTTTAATTTTCCCATTTTGTTCATGATCCATATTCAATATATACCGATAGGTATTGTCAAATATATTTTTGTAAGTATCTGGATTATCAAAATGTGGAGACACTGCGGTTGATATTGCTCCACGATCATTATGGTTGGCAAACGCCAACATGAGAAAAGCCTGTGCAGCCTTGCCAGTGGCATAGCCAACACAATGAGTGTAGTAGTCTCGATCAAAATTGGTTGCCAGACCTGACACCAAAAAAACCAACTTACTGTGGCTGGTCATTTTTTTCAATGCAGAAATACTCAATAGATGTGGCAACACTGCATGCCCATCAATGGTTTTGTGCCATAGCCGAGGATCGCCGCGGCTGTTTGACACAAAATCTCCGGGCTGTCCTGGAAATTCTTGCTCGGGCTTGGAGTTGTATATAAGAATATCTATGTGTTCCAATTCGGCTGTCAGTTGTTCGAATGCCGAGACTACATCTGCTACTACATCAAAGTTCACCCAGGTGTGTTGACTGTTGTTTTCTGCACTGGGGCGATGACTCAGTACATACACAGTGTGTCCATCTTGTCGGGCACGATCGCAAAAATCTCTTCCAAACCGGCCTTCGGCACCGCCACCGCCCACAACACATATATTCATGCTATTTCCTTTGTTGTTGGGGCATAGTTGCCAATGTGTTGCACAGTAACAGCACTGGCTCGAATGGCAAAATTTATTGCCTGTGACATACTGCGGTCAACAAGATACTTGTAGGCCAGTGCAGCCAGAAAGGTGTCGCCTGCACCACATACATCCGCAACTTCCACACGCTTGGATGTAAAATGAATTTGGTTCCATCTTGCACCTTGATCGCCCAGTGTCACAATTAAATCCGTACACGCACTGGTAATGCGATTGTATTCAAGTTGGTTGATTTTTACAACACAACCTTCTAGTCTAGCCAGATCAGTTTTCTTTGTGTCAACAAAAATAGGACCTGTGAACTGTTCTCGTAATCGTTCAATGAGTTCATAGCTGACTGTGCCTTTGTTGTAGTCACTGATCACAATGGCATCATAATCTAACGCAGTAGTGACATCAACAGGCTGGCAATCTGCATCGTCATCAATGCGTACAATTTGTTGCTTGCTACGACTGTCGATCAGTCTGGTCTTTTTTGATATTCCATCAAAAAGAAAATCCACAGCACAGCCCAGTGCTTCTAAATTATTCTTGACATTGCCGGCCATTCCGTCACGTTGTTCTGTGTGGCCTGCCACAAACACAGGTACAGGAGCTTCGGGACTGATGCGATCCACAGTCCCAAATTGATACACGTCTCGGCAGTTATCCCCTACGAGCAATATTTTGAATGGTGTTGGTTGTGGAGTAGTCACGGTATCTGTCATAAAAATGTATCTTTTTGCAGTACTCTGCACCAATGATTGGTCGGTCTCTGTAGTCACTGCCTTTGACCATTACATCTGGATCAAAGTTTTTAATTAGCTGTGTCAGTTCTTCATCGCTGTCAAATGTTTCTACACGGTCAACTGACTTCAGTGCAAACATCATGGTACAACGATCCAGTTCGTTGTGTATGGGCCTATTGGCACCTTTGAGTTCTTGTATGCGACGGTCTGTGTCCAGTAGTACTAACACGTATGAGTTAGGGTATGACCTTGCAGTCTGAAGCAATCGTATATGTCCCACGTGCAGGATATCAAATGTGCCATTCACAACAACACGGGTCATAGTGTGGCAATTTCCCTTAGTGTGTTTTCAACATCGCCACGATGCTGAATAGCAACACCGCCGGCATGACGCCATTCTTCGCAGTTGCTGGTACGGTCATCAATCAGCACATCACCTAGTTTGCAGTGAACATGCTTGTCATGACTGTAGGGTCCAAACATCACAGGAATGTCCGGATAGTGCATGGTGGCCCAATTTACCTTGTCATAAAATGCCCACTTGACATCGTTGCCTTTGGGCACAGCAGTCAGGAACATCAAGTTCCAGTTGTTGTTCTTGCACTTTTCTCGACAGGCCACAACAATGCTGTCGGCCTCGGTGGTTTTGTCAAGGTCTCTGTACAGTCTGGGATTGTCACGCAGTCTGGTCCATTCTTCATAAGCCCAACGTTCATCTTCGGATTTTTTGCGAAGCACACTGACAGCATAACCTTTGAAGTCTGCAATCACATCGTCCATGTCTAAATACACTGTTCTCATTGTTGACTGTCACCCTTGCCTACACGATAATTATCTTCCACTGAGTCAGGTGTTGAAACTTCTATAATGGTGCCGGCTTCCATGCATACCAGTTGATGCGGCACCAATGGCAGATTGTGCCATGTGTCCCCGGGTGCCAATGTTTCTAAATATTCTTCTGCTGTGGCAGTGTCAATAAATCTAACTTGGAAATGCCCACTGAGCACGTACCACGATTCATCTTTTTCTGCGTGAAAGTGCATGCTGAATCTGGCACCGGTGCGGAAGTGCATGAGCTTGCCGCAGTAGCGATCGTTGGTGGCCCAGATCTCTTCTGATCCCCAGCCTTTTTCCACTCGTCCTGTTAATCTTGTCATTCTGTATGTAGTTTAATTATCCAGTCACGCTGTATTATTTCATCACAGCGTTGCCAGTCCGGCTCATAGTATATTCTATGATCTTGAATTTTAAAGTGATTGCAAAAACTTTGCCCGTAACGTTGACTTTTTAAGCCTTCGAAGGTGTATAACTTTTTCCAATCAGCATAAGCGTCGGGGGCCACTGGCAAACTGACTGCTTTGGGAGTCTGTTGTGTAAGCAGTTCACGGATCATTGAATTAAACATCGACACTATCGTAGTTAGGGTCACCAATTATAACATATATGTTATTGTGTGTCAATCCCAAAGTGCTTGGTAGTACTTGCCAAACAAACGGAAACCATTTTGTATACGTGCTTCTACCACTCGCATGCCTTCGTAATCACACTTGTAGGTATTTTTAGGACCGTCCTTCATTTGCCAGAACTTGTGTTCGCCTTTGGCGACTTCGTTACCGTCTTTGTCTACAGGAACAGTTATGTAATCATGCACACCTGATCGGAACTGATCCTCCCAACTGTCGTCTACTTTGCAGTTGAATGCAAAGATCATTTCGTTCATTGCCCAATCCCAACGCCGGAAGTGATTTTCATCTGTGTCCCACTCATTTTCTTTAGGCGGCGCTGATGTTGATTTAAGGTCATCGGGCACATCCTCATCATCCACATTGGGGCTACCATGCTTGGTTGCTTGCAGTTGTTTCAGCATGGGCAACACAATGTGAGCCAAGGTATGATCCATGTTCCAAGTGTCCCATTTGTCAATTTTCACGTAGTCAATCTTGGGATGGATTCGATCCAACACCCACATAATACCATGGCTGATGGGTTCAAGTCGGTTTACCCATTTTTCCACCCATTCTGGATGCTCTACGTACTTGTATTTGCCTTCCATTTCGTCAAGGGCGGACTGTAGGCTTTTGTTCCGACTGCATTTGGACCAGTCGGTCCAAAAGAACATGTAGTCAATCCAGGTGTATGGGGTGAACCAATGATGTCGATAGTCGCTGATGTAAATTTTCATACTATTCCTTTACCAAGTATTGACATCAGTGATGTCCATTTCGTGTTGCGGTACATTTCTATCATCATAAAAATACGCAGTAACATCTGGCCCAATGCCAGATTTTGATTGTTCAACAAATCGAACAGAGTTGATTCTAGTGTTCAGTGTCAGCATTGTAAGCACTTGTTCTAACTGACATCGGGTCAACTTCATCTGCGCTGCCATTACCAATCTCCGTTGTCTATCCAAATTCGGACAGTTAAAAATAACCAGGACACCATGTAGGTGTGTTCGTTGGGGCCGGGCCATTCTACATTCTGTTCGTGCCGTGCAGTCGGCGCCCAACGCCAGTGTACAGGGTTCAGTGTAAAAATAACACTGGCACCACTGTATCGAATCCACTTTAAATATCTACTGTGATCTGTTGCCATCTGTCTGCCGACTCCTCATAGTTGATCATGCGAATCTTTCAGTTAGCCATTTCCAATACTGCCCAAACAATTGGTTAGATGTTTGTGCAGGATCAATGTGTGTTCTTCGAAAATATTCTGTCAAGTAATTATACTGCTCAAACAATTTTATGTCAACCAATATGTCAGAAGATTTTAAAATATCTTGTACCAAATCTGGTAATCCTGTGGAATCAATTTGTTGTTTGAATTGGGCCGGAATCAACCGAGCATCCAAGCAATCAGGATTGTTAAGTGCATGACATTGTATTATGTGATGCTTGCGTTTGGCCCAACTGAAAAAATCGGGTAAATCAAATATATTCAACACACTGACTACACTTAGGAATCGGTACGACACTTGATATTTTTGAATCAACTCCAAGTTTTCTAAAAATTTATGTTGGTCAAACCCTGCTCTTGGCACATGGTTAAACTCTGGTGTGGCATCCAAACTTATGTCAAAATGCAGTCGATCTGATGGTACATGTTCCAATAACCATATTAGAAATTTGTTGTTAGGAGGATTGAGATTGGTATTGATGCGTAATTGTCTAATTCTATCGCTGTTAAATTCTACCAACTTTTGCAATTGTTTGATTTGCATCAATGGTTCGCCACCTAACAATTTTACAGCTACTGTATTGGCCGGTTGTTGTTGGATGTATTGGTGTATTTGATCTATCCAATACTGATGATCCACAGTGTTTGATTTGATTTCAAAATTTTGGTTGGTTGACTGACTGACTTTTGGAAACAATCCGTCTTTGATAATGCTGTTTTGCCATTCACTACTGAATTTTGGACTGCAATAACTGCACATGTGATTGCAGGTGTTATCAATGTACAATTCAATCTGATCGCCTTCATTATCAAGTTTTTTTAATTGCCGATAAGATTGATGTCCTTGTGCTTCGTGTTTCCAACACACATTGCAAGATGGTATTTGATTGCCTTGCTCTAACTGATTTTTTTCTTTATTCCAGTGTGCAGTAAGTTGATCAAAATCCTTGTATGCAGTCAATGGGTCACTATAGGCCTTGCAACATGATGTAGTAGTTCCTAGATGTAAGAAAAAAAGTTTTTGGCGACCTTTAAGGTCACATGATTTAGTCATATTAACGATTGCTCATTGTTGAGTTCTTTCAATTAATCTTTGAGAATTTTTACGGCCAACTCATCGCCATTGTAAATTGCGGCACTTTTACCGGGAAACCGCTCACGGAACCGTTTGCGTATTTCTTCCAAATCCTGGCCTTGACACACAAAATCTTTAGTTTGAGTATCGTAGCAAAAGTACTGATTGTCAATGTGTTCTAGATCTAAAATCACATATTCAGATTGAACTGCGTGTTCAACATGCACAATTTGTTTTTCTAGTCGCCGAGCAATTAACCTAAATACAATGCGTACCAAAAAGTACACCACTGCAAAGTTGATTAGAAAATTAACGATTTCGTTCATACTATTTAAATTGGTGCGCCGAGTAGGAATTGAACCTACACTCAATCGATTATGAGTCGACTGCTTTACCATTAAGCTATCAGCGCATTATGTGTTATTATATAGTATATTGTGCCGGTTGTCAAGTCTCACATGCGTATTTACATTCGCATGCTTTCCATTGTGATCATCTTGCCCAGTTCTTTATCAAAGTCTAGTTCATCAGATACCACATACAGTTTGTAATTGGTACGATCCTGCTTGTTGTCATAGTGACGAAATGACACAATCTTGCCGCCAATGGCTTTGCGTACTGTGATGTTGAGACCGTCATCGGAGTCAACGTCGTTGCCACGAATCGCAAGTCTGCTGGACACTGGTTTTGAATTGCTGTACTCAAGCAGTTCTCGGCCTTCTTGATTCCACTGCCAAATTAGTCTCTTTAACCATTTCATACTGACTTCCTTTGTTTCAAATATTCTTCCCACTGTATCCATTGGTTCCGAACCAAGAATCCCCAATCACGTTGTTTGGGACCGGGCATGAACAAGGTCCAACACTCTACATCAGGGTCGAGTTCTACTCTGTGATATGTGTTGGCACTGGCCCAGCGAAAACTTCCAGGACCACACCAGCGCACAAGTTCTGTAATTTTATTGCCCTGGTCATCAAATCGCGGAGTCCATTCCCAGTAGCCACCTTTCAAGATCAGTGTAGCATAGGGCCACGGATGATCGTGTACATCATCAGGATCTGATTTAAGGAACTTGTGCAAGAATACATTAAACGGAAATCGGTCACGCTCTCGAAGAAACAGATAATAACGTTCAAGATATGGTTCGTTTTCAACACGATCCATCACAATGCGTTTACGACCCAACCTCTCTAAAAGTTTTAAAAACATTGGCTACTCCTTTACTGTACAATTATACTGCAAGCCAAGTAAAAAGTCAATAAAAAACCGCCCGGGGCAAGTGGTTTTAGGAATGACTCGTTCGGAGATTATTTTAAAGGTTTAAGATATTGGTCGTACCATTTTTGCAAGGCGGTTACTGCTTCTGATGTTATAGGACCAGTGCCGCCAGCATATGTAGCTATCCACTCATTGAACGCATCAACTCCGGGTTGCCCAATTACACCTGTTAAAGATGTCACTGTGGCAGCGAGGCCTAACACCACTTGTTTTCCGCGGTTTAAGTAGCTGATCCATTCTGATCTGCCGCTATATGTACTAGAAAATCTGTTTTTTTTTATCTTTTCTTTTTCAATCTTTTCATAATAATCTCTACTACTCCGTTCGAAAAAATTTTTAAACAGTTTTTTTAATATACTAATACCACTTTCTGTTGCCATAGTGAATCCTTTGAGTATTTATAAATATAAGTGTAGTTCGCGGAACGGGAATTCCCAACTACTCTATGATTGAAAAGGAATCACAGCATGAATATTTACTACGTTTACGCCTATCTACGCAAAGATGGCACACCTTACTACATTGGCAAGGGCCACAGCAACCGGGCGTGGGATAAATCTGGGCATTTTCATGTTCCGGAGCAACCTTCCAAAATTATCATATTAGAAACCAATTTAACTGAATTAGGAGCATTCGCTATTGAGCGTAGGATAATTCGTTGGTATGGTCGAAAGGATTTGGGCACTGGAATACTTCATAATAGAACTGATGGAGGGGAAGGCTGTGCGGGCAGAGCACCATGGAACAAAGGAAAAAGCGGATACTCAATGAGTACTAAAGGATCCAAAAGGCCATCAATATTAGGAAACAATAATCCTTCTCGTAGACCAGAAGTTAGAGAAAAACTAAGCCAATCAAGAAAACCACTTAGTGAAGAAACCAAAGAAAAACTACGACAAGCAAATCTTGGCAAAAAGAGAAAGCCAGTCTCAGAAGAAACTCGGACTAAACTCAGAGCTAGAACACTAGAATATTATGCCAAAAAGAAAGCCGGCATTGCACCGGCTTGTAAGTAATACCACCGAATGGGGTATTTAGGTAGGAAAAATTACAAAGTAATTCCCATGGCTTGTGCCTTATAGCCCAATGCTACAAGTTTTCTTGATGCTTTACCGATTGCATATTCCGTAACCTTGACACCGTTACCAGCAACACGAGTGTTGGTATAAACAGGAAAACCTGAGGAGCGGATACGTGACACTTCTGCAGAAATGTTCTTGATGCCAAAACGCTTGGCAGCTTGGCTGGCAGTCACTGTCTCACCGGAGTGAAGAGCAGAAAACAGTTTGTAAGTTTTGGTTTCAGTATTAAAACGCATAAAATGTTACCTTTCTTAAGTAATATAAACATTAGCTGTACCGTACAGCATGTATCTATTGTACTACAAAAACGCAAGATGCACAAGCTGTTTCGAATAGCAGTTTAGCCATAAATAATAAAAACGGCTAACAAGGATCCCAAATGGCTCAACAGATTATCAACACAGGCGCAGTGGCCAACGATGGCACGGGTGACCCGCTACGCACTGCGTTTACAGAAACCAATGACAATTTTACAGAAATCTACACAGCAGGCCCGGTAGATTCCAACGTTAGAATTGTCGACAACACTATTTTAACCATCAACACCAATGGAAACTTGGTGCTGGCACCCAACGGTACAGGTGTGGTGCAGAGCAATGTGAACATTGTGCCCAACCAGGCCAATGTGCGTAACCTTGGCAGTAGCACCCGACGTTGGAGCACTGTGTATGCACAATACTTAGATGTGACTAATGGTTCAATTTATTCTGGTGATTTAACTGTGACTGGTAATCTGTCTGCGGCCACAGTGACCACCCCAGAACTCACAGTTAACATGATCAACAGTGATGACAGCACTGTTGTTAAAATACAAGATGGTGTAGAAGTTGATGGTGATATGTTGGTCAATGGCGATGTCTCTGTCGGCGGCATTTTAAGTTCCTCACCACAAACAAAAACTGCTGTTTCGACAGGAACTGTTGGTCAAATATGTTGGGACTCGGATTATATCTATGTGTGTACAGCAACAAACACTTGGAAACGAGTGGCTTTAACTGGTGGATATTGATCATAAAACAGCCAAAAGAAAAGCCACTGCAAAGTGGCTTTCTACTAGATAGACCCGAGTCTATTAAGATTTGTTGAAACTCCAATACAGTACTGCTACTGCTGCCAAGCCAACTAAACCTTGACTACCAAGTGATGCAACAATTTTGGTAATGTTAGTGATCACATCCAATCCTAAGAATGGTACTGCGGCGCCAAATAAAATTTGGAGAACCACTGCCACTGCAATCAGTTTGATACCAACTGAAGTGATGTTACTAACAAAATTTCCTGCTAATGCAAATGCCTTGTCCATATAATAGACTCCTTTAAGTTAACAGGCCCGTAAGGCCCGTACATTTATTTAAGGAGCGGTCAACAAAACAGGGCCAATTAGGCCCTGTAATCGGTGACTTTTGTCATTATACAGGGTTATTTCGGCATGCTGTTTATAAAGGCATTCATCATGGCAATGGCCTGTTTCATAGCATCCTCAGTTGAGGGCTGTTGAACGCATCCGGCTTTGACACCCTGCACTTGCCATTCTTTGGCAGAGGTTTGGCAGGCCTGTTGTGTTGCGAATGTTCCAACCGGAGCCGGTGCAGTGTTGATTGCTGTGACTAACAGTAATGTCCACATTATGCTGTTTCCTTGATGTGCTTACATGTTCCACGATATTTATGCCCGGGACATGAACATGTGACCTGCCCATTTAGTTCTGTTACAGTATATTCTGCACCTTTTGATCCGGCCACAGTCCAAGAACGGCCTTCGGGCTCTGCCGCTTGACCCGGTTCGTATCCCCAGGTATTTGGCACTTCCTGAAACTGGCGGCCGCGTGTGTAAAAACTGATTGGGCGTGTGAACTGTTTCACTCTAACCGATCCGTGTTGCAAGTATGCAAACATCTTGTCGCGGCTGTCGTTTAAAAAGTACACATGATTAGGGCTGTCTGTGTTGCCCCAATCTGTAGTTTCCTGTAGCACTTTCATCGTGAGCGAATCCACTCGCCTGCTCGAGACAAGTCTTGGCCTGCACCACTCACAGCGCCGCCCATTGTGCCGCAACCTGACACAGTGATCAGCAACAGGCTTAACAAAAGGTATTGAATCTTGTTCATTGTGTTCTCCTTAGGAGTTAACAGTTTTAAAA